CGGTGGTGCCATGCGTCCGAAGAAAATGTATGGCGGCAAAATGACCATGGGTACCTCCGGCACTGCCCGTGGTATGGGTGCTGCCGTTAAAGGCGGAAAGTTCCGCGACCTGTAGGAGAGAGCGATGGCGGTAGATCGCGCTTTGATGCCCTTCATGATGGCAGGGCAATCGATGGATGTCCCTCTGCCGCCTGAAGAGTCGGTGGTGGTGGAGTTGCCGGATGGCGGGGTGGAGATCAATCTCGCCCCGGAACCTACTCCGGCTGCAAACCACGACGACAACCTCGCAGAGTTCATTGATGATTCGACCCTTCACAACATCGGGTCGGAACTCTCTACCCTCTTTGAGGCCGACAAAGATTCCCGTAAAGAATGGGAAACGACCTACGTCAAAGGTCTAGACCTTCTAGGTCTTAAAATCGAAGATCGTACCCAGCCTTGGGAAGGAGCCTGTGGTGTATTTCACCCCATGCTTTCCGAGGCGATTGTTCGCTTTCAGGCTCAGTCGATTCAAGAGATTTTCCCGGCTCGTGGCCCAGTTCAAACCAAGATATTGGGCGAAACCACCACCGAAAGAACCCAACAAGCCCAACGTGTTCAGGAGTATTTAAACTACCTCCTGACCGAACGCATGAGCGAATACCGCTCAGAGACTGAGAAACTGCTGTTCTCTTTGGCTCTCTGTGGTGCTGCGTTTCGCAAAGTCTATTACGACCCTTCATTGGGTAGACCGGCTTCGATCTTTGTTCCGGCAGAAGATTTCGTGGTCTCTTACGGCGCAAGTGACCTGATCACCTGCGAACGCGCCACCCATGTGATGAAGAAAACCTACAACGAGATTCGTAAGTTGCAGGTTTCAGGCTTCTATGCAGATGTAGATTTGCCATCTCCATCACCCGATATCACCGAAATTCAGAAGTCCTACGACAAACTGAACGGTGAATCCAAGGGCATGGACTTGGATTCTCGCTACACCCTTTTGGAAATGGTGGTCGATTACGACCTACCCGGTTTTGAAGACACCGACGCAGAAGGCGAACCCACTGGAATCGCCCTCCCTTACGTCATCACCATTGACAAATCTTCACGCAAGATTCTGGCGATTCGACGTAACTGGTATGAAGAGGATCCGCTCAAGAAGCGCCGCCAGCATTTCGTTCAATACACCTACATCCCCGGTTTGGGGTTCTATGGCTTCGGTTTGGTTCACCTCGTCGGTGGACTGGCTAAGTCCTCAACGTCCATCCTCAGACAGTTGGTGGACGCCGGAACCCTCTCTAACCTTCCGGGCGGACTGAAAACTCGCGGACTCCGGATCAAAGGCGACGATACACCCATCATGCCGGGTGAGTTCCGTGACGTGGACATTCCGTCTGGAACCCTACGCGACAACATCACCTTCCTTCCCTACAAGGAACCCTCCGGCACGTTGTACCAGTTGCTGGGAAATATCGTGGACGAAGGTCGCCGGTTTGCCTCTCAGGCAGACATGAAGGTGGCCGGCATGAACGCGGAGGCTCCGGTCGGAACCACACTCGCGATCATCGAACGGTCCATGAAGGTGATGTCAGCGGTCCAAGCCCGTTTACACGCCTCCATGAAGAAAGAACTGAAACTTCTTTCTCAGTTGGTCTATGACTACGGCCCGGATGAATATCCGTATGACATTCCGGGTAAGGAACTGACCAAGGAAGATTTCGATGACCGCATCGATATCATTCCGATCTCTGATCCGAATGCGGGGACCATGGCCCAGCGGATCATGAAATATCAGGCCGCACTGCAATTGGCGGCACAAGCCCCCCAGTTGTACGATCTACCGCTTCTGCATCGTCAGATGATCGAAGCACTGGGTATCGCAGATGCCAGCGAAGTGATCCCGCAGGAAGATATCCCTCCCACAGATCCTGTGACGGAGAACATGAACGCCCTTCAGATGAAGCCCATCAAGGCGTTTATCTATCAGGACCACGAGGCCCACATCCAAACGCACATGTCCTTTGGACAAGATCCGCGTTTGCAGGGAATGCTCCAGCAGGCTCCGCAGGCCGCTCAAGCCATGCAAGCCGCTTTGGCATCCCATGTGTCGGAACATCTGGCCTTTGCCTACCGACAGCAGATCGAAAAGCAGTTGGGCATGAAACTGCCTCCTCCGGGGGAACCCCTTCCGGAAGACATCGAATACCGTATTTCCCAGTTGGTGGCTCCGGCTGCGGCTCAGGTACTGGGCAAAGCCCAGCAAGAAGCCCAAATGCAGGAACAACAGCAACAAGCCCAAGACCCGGTACTCCAGATGGAAATGCAGAAACTCCAACTTCGCGCTCAGGAAATCCAGCAAAAAGCCCAAGCCGATATGGCACGGGTTCAGGCGGATATGCAGAAAGCGCAGATGCGGATGCAGGCCGAAAAGGAGCGCCTCAAGACCCAAGAGCGTATCGAAGGGGCGCGGCTTGGCGTACAGATCGCTGCAACAAACTCCCAGAACGAACTCCAGTCGAAGGAAATCGCCTCAAGGGACAAGGTTCAGGGTGCCAAGTTGGGCGTAGAAATCGCCAGAGAGTTGCTGAACCAAAAGCAGCGTGAGCCGAAGTAATGCCCGTAACCGACAACCTTGCGGAGTTTCTCCGTAAATCCCTGCGTCAGCAGATGAACGATATGGCCGATCACATCGCCGGAGGAGGCTGTGCCGACTTCTCTGAGTACAAGAGGTGTTGTGGTGTCATAGAGGGGTTAGCCCGTGCCGAACGGGAACTACTTGACCTCACAAAGCAAATTGATGATGATTAAACGGCTTAACAAATTCACTGTGTAAACAGTGCAACCGCCCCTAACGGGGTGCAACCGCCGAAAGGTGCAGGAAACATGTCAGAAAACGACCCTAAAGTCGCAAGTCAGTTACCCAAACCGACTGGGTACAAACTCCTCATCGCCCTCCCTAACCCGGAAGAAAAGACAGAAGGTGGCATTCTCAAGGCGACCCAGACTCTGGAAGCCGAAGAAATTGGAAGCATTGTGGGTTTTGTCCTCGCGGCAGGCCCGGATGCTTACAAGTCCCCCGACCGCTTTCCCTCTGGCCCCTACTGCAAAGAAGGGGACTGGATCATGATGCGTTCCTATTCCGGAACCCGCTTCAAGGTCCACGGGAAAGAGTTCCGTCTCATCAACGACGATAGCGTTGAAGCCATCGTTGAAGATCCGCGTGGAGTGGTGAAGGCATGAGCGCAGAAGCCTCTGAACTGTCCCGTGAGGACAAATTCTTCGGGGTGACAACTCCGTTGCAAATTCCTGAAAAGGAAACCGCTGAGGAAAAACCCTCAGAAAAAATCGAACTGGAAATCGTCGATGATCTTCCTAAGCAGCCGGTTAAACAGGCTGAGAAGGAAGAGAACGATGAGGAACTGTCGGACTACAGTGACAAAGTCCGCAAGCGCATCAACAAACTCAAGTACGAGCAGCACGAGGCCATGCGCCAACGTGAGGCTGCTGAGAGGATGCGCGAAGAGGCAGTCCGCTTTGCCCAGCAAGTGGTTGCCAAAAACCAGCAGTACGAGTCACTGATTAGTCGCGGGGAAGGCGCACTCGTCGCTCAGATCAAAGCCCGTGCATCGTTAGCCCTTGATCAGGCAAAGTCTCTGTACAAGGAGGCTTACGAGGCTGGTGACGCTCAGAAGATCATCGAAGCCCAAGAGAAACTCCTCAATGCTCAAACGGAGTTTCGCGAGGCAGAGAAACACGAACGTGTTCTTCAGAACCGTCCCCGTCAGCAGGTTCAACAGCCCCAGTACACCCCGCAGAACTATGTTCCGCCTCAGCCTCAGGTTCCGCAGCCCAGTTCTAAAGCACTGGATTGGACCAAGAGAAACCCATGGTTCGGGCCGCAAGGCAATCGTTCCATGACCGCATTGGCTTACGGAATTCATGAAACACTGATCCGTGAAGAAGGCGTTCAAGCCGACACGGATGAGTACTACCAGAAAATCGATGCTGCCATGCGGCAGCGTTTCCCAGATTACTTTGAGAAGGATGCGGAAGTCCAAGTGACCTCTGCACCCGCTCAACGCACCCCTTCAACCGTGGTAGCGCCGTCGAATCGAAACAACGGTGCAAGACCACGCAAAATCCAATTGACTGCATCACAAGTCTCTCTCGCCAAGAGGCTTGGCATATCCCCAGAGCAGTACGCCAAACAACTCATTAAGGAGAGTTCAAATGGCTGATGAGCGCAAAGTTCGTATCGACCGTGCAGCCGAATCGCGTCCTAGTGACTCGTGGTTGCCGCAATCCGCGCTTCCGATCCCGGAACAGAAAGATGGTTGGGTGTTTCGCTGGATTCGCACTTCTTCTTTGGGACGTTCGGATAACACCAACGTCTCGCGTCAGTTCCGTGAGGGCTGGGAACCTGTTAGGGCAGAAGATCATCCTGAGTTGAAGA